CTTTGCACTAGTAATTGACATTAGACGGAAGCCTCATCTCCAAATGCTGAGAAGGCAAGGTTGGCTGTTGAGGCATAGATAGTGACAACATCTGTAGTGGCAAGTGTGATACCCACTGTGATGATTGTGGTATCAGCAGCACCGACAGTTACGTCATAGGCTAGGTAGTGTTGGTTAGCCAAAGTAGCACCTGCTGGGCGTACCGCAATGCGGTAGGTGGCAGATGAAGATGCTAGGTTAGCAATAGAGATGGATGAGATTACTGCTTCCTTCGCAGAAGGAACTGTGTATAGAGTAGTTGCTGTTGTTGCTGCTGGGTTTGATTGCCCAAGAACTTTTTTAGCCATTTGTATTTCTCCTTAGGTTACGCACCCATCAGCATAAATACTGAAGGTGTTGGGTCGGTTACGATTGATGCCCACGAAGCGGCGGTTCCGTTTGTGGTTAAATATTTTCCTGCGTTACCAGTTTGTGTTGGCAATGCGTTAATTGTTGTCCATTCAACACCATCTGCTTGAGCAGAGTTGGCTGTAAGAACTTGTCCGTTAGTTCCAACTGTTTGAGCAGTGTAAGTTCCAACACCAGTTCCTACAAGGAGAGCACCCTTAGCAGAATAATCTGCTGGTGTTACAGTTGTAGCCCAAGATGAAGTAGTTCCATTTGTAGTTAGGTACTTACCTGAGTTACCAGTCTGGCTTGGTACTACATACGCAGTTGAGTCTGTAGCAACCAAAGTCTTAGATGTTGGAATTGCTGTTCCATTGATGCTGGTAGCAGTAGCCACACCTAAGACAGGAGTTGTCAAAGTTGGGCTTGCTTGCATTACAAATGTAGAACCAGTACCAGTCTGAGCAGCAACTGCGGTAGCAGCGCCAACAGATGTGATAGGACCAGTTAGGTTGCTAGGAGCAACTGTTACTGTGTCTACATAGCCTTTAGTTGCGGCATCAGTAGATGTTGTTGGAGTACCAAGTCCAGTTACTTTGTTAGTACCCATTGCCAAGTTGCCTGACATTGTGCTACCAGACTTAAGCACTACTGTGTCAGAGAAGTTTCCTGTGTCAGCAATAGCAGCAGCAATCTCATCAAGAGTATCAAGAGTTGCAGGAGCACCAGCGACTAGGTTAGAAATCGCTGTTCCTACATATGCTGTAGTCGCTACCTGAGTAGTATTAGTGCCAGCAGTAGCAGTTGGAGCAGTAGGAACACCAGTCAGTGCTGGGCTTGCCAGTGGAGCATATGTGCTTGCTGCTGTGGCAGTTGCTAACTTAGAATCTAACTGAGTCTGTACTGCGCTAGTAACACCGTCTAGGTATCCAAGTTCAGTAGCAGATACTGTTGATGATGGAGCAATCTTTGTCCAGTCAATAGCAGCAGATGCGTTTATGTCAGCATTAGTTACACTATTGGTTAGGTTAAGTTTGCTGTAAGCAATCTGAGCAGATGAGTTAACATCGGCGTTTACGATAGCGCCAGTGCCAATAACTGTAGTTAGGCTTACGTTGCCTGTACCATCAAAGGTAACTCCGCTTGCTTCTACATCTCCAGTTAGTTGGAATGTACGACCAGTTGCCAGGGCAGTGGCAGTGGCAGCGTTACCAGTTGTAGAGCCAGATGAGCCTGACACATTGCCAGTCACGTTGCCAGTTAAATTACCTGTGAAAGTTCCAGCGATAGCACCTGTGCCAGTAATAGTTGGGCTAGTCAGAGTCTTGTTGGTTAATGTCTGTGCTCCAGTAAGAGTTGCTACTCCAGTAAGAGTGTTGTCTGCCGCGCTGATTGTCTTGTTAGTTAAAGTCTTTGTATTTGTAGTTGTGACTACATCAGCAAGGGTAAGCCCATGTGCTATGGTTGTATTCTCAATGTGAGTGTTGGCTTCACGGTAGTCGCGACCAATTGCCATATGTCGCACTACTGCGCCAGCAGAGTGGGCTACACCAGTTGAACCATCAACGCCACGAACGATTGTAAGTGTATTGCCAGATATGGCACTAACATCTACAATTTCTTCAAGGGCTGTATCTGGGTCAATGACAACTGTAAAGAGTTCACCTGCTGAGATAGTTACACCACCAGCAAGAGATGAGCCTGATACAACAGTTGTTGTAGTTGCGCTAGAAGTCAAAGCACCACTGAGGGTAGTTTGCTGTGAGCGGGACGAGTATTTTCTAGTTGTCATTGCTGGTCCTTATCGGCGGGAGTAGTGGACTTTAGGAGGATAATTTTGTTGTTGTGCTTTTGTTTCTTCATTCAAGCGTTGTGAGTACAATGCGTACAGTTGTTTAGTCGCAGACTGTGAAGCACCATATGGTCGCTTACTATCTGTCTCATCAGCCTGTGGGCTAACCTGAGCAGCACGTGCTGGGTCTAGGAATGAAAGTAAACGGTAGGCTGCGCCTAGAATCACTACGTCCCGCGTTGATTCTGGTAAGCCTGTTTGGGCTGCGTAATCTTGAACATTAGTGGTGAATGGTTCTGGGTCGGTTGCGTAAGTAACCTTAACTGTACGACCTGAGATAGGAGCCTCACCTAATGTAATTGTTTGAACCTGTTCAGTTGTGTAACCAAATGCTGCTGCATTAGCAAGTGGGTCAAAGTCGTAACGACGGATTGGTCGCCACTCTTTTGACGGACCAATCTCTTGCCATGAAACTGTTAAGATATTCTTAATGTTTAGATTAGCAAAAGCATAGGTTGACACTGCTGAATTGAATGTAAAGGTTGTTGTCTTTACAGCAAAGATGTTAGCACCTAATGAACGGATAGTATCATTGATGGCACGCTTAATACTGTGACGTGGGAAGGTAGGAGAGATGGTTACCTTGGTGTCAACAGCGTGTGTTGCTGCTGTTGTGCCTAGATAGCCACGACCGTAAGGAGCCACTGTTGCTGTGTTAGCAATGCGGTCATAGTTATCAACCCATAATAGTTCTTCTTCAATCTCAACAATACCTTTGCCAACTGAATCAGTTGAGCCAAGTGACATAATCAAAGGAGAAGCACTTGATGATGTTGTTGTTGTAATTGGTTGAGCAAGATAGGTCGAACGGTCTTGCTGAAATGTGTAACCTGCTAGATTGATAAGTGTCTCATCAATCATATTAGTTAGATTAGGCATTATGCGTTTATGCTCCTTAACGCAGCAGGTGCTGCTAGGCCAGTTGTTCCAGCAAGTTCATTACAAACACCATCAATATCCTTGAACTTGTCCCTAGTCCTAGATGCTGATACTTTGATGTTGAGTGCTCCTACTGTAGCTAAACCAGTAGTTCCAGCCCAGGCATTAGCAGCGCCTTGTTCATCTTTATAGTTCGCCACATTGGTTATGCCAGCAAGACGATTAAGTTCTTGAGTAAGGCTGCTTCCTGCTTCGCCTAGTGCCATTTGTTAACCCTTCTGATAACGTTTCGGAAGTACTAAGTTAGACTTCTTTTCTTCTTTTGCTCCGCCGAAGAATGCCTTGTAGTAATGCTCATCAAATGAGAACCGCTTCATGTGAGGAACGGTTGCTCCTGTGTGGCACCATACTGGTACTTCTGCTTTATCACATAGAGCAAAGAAATAGATATCTTCACCCATAAATTGTTTTCCTACACCAACCTCGGTAAAGATTGGAGCATCTGGTACTGCTTCGATAATCTTGGTAATCACGCTACGGTGCATAAGTACAAAGCCCATACCTGCTGCGCCTACCTGGATTAACTTATTCTCAGGCATTGGATGTAAACGCTTAATACCAACTGCGCCTTCTTCTTCAACAAACTCAAACACTGTAGGCATTGGAATCATTAAAGGTTCTTCTGGTGTATCAGTTGTAAAGTACACACCAGTGAGTAGAGGTTTAGTCTCAGCATCACGGTTATCCCATAGGAGTTTGAACTTCTCTGGGCTAACTACAACATCTGAATCTAGCCATAGTAGCCAGTCAGACTTGTTGTTCTCATACCAATATTTGACGATAGTCTCACGCTGTCGGCCAATCTGATTGCCCTGACTACGTATAGATGTTTCAAACTTCAACCCTGAGTGAAGTAGAATATCTACCATACCCTGAGTAAACTTACCATCAACCATACCATTGTCGCACCAAGCGACCGAGATTGTTTCTTGCATTGTCCCCACCTTTAGTTAGTTACCACTTAACCTTATCTGCCCAATAAGCAGCAGACATCTTTCCTTTTGCAATGTTCTTTGCGTGACGAGCCTTAAATGATGCTTGTCGTGCGGTAGGCTTCTTGTCGCCAGTGACACCCTGTTGACCAAAGCGAATAGTCTTAACCTTGTCTCCCTCTTTAGCCACAACTACGTGTGACTTCTTTGGGTGGCTAGGTGTACGCTTTGGCTTGTTGAAACCAGATACGCCTGCTCGCTTTAGTCTTGGGTCCATCATTTTTTCTTCGACTTTCCTGCCTCTGATAACGCAATAGCAATTGCTTGCTTAGGATTCTTTACAATTTTCTTGCTCTTACCAGAATGCAATTTTCCAGATTTAAATTCTTTCATGACTTTTTGAACTTTGGTCTTTTTCATTTATTCAATTTAGCCTTTGCCTTTGCAGCTAGTTCTGCTGCTAGTGCTTTACGCAACTGAGCATCATACTGCTGAGGAGTCATACGAGTTGGAGTTGGTGCAGGCTTCGCCTTAGGAGTTGGCTTTACTTTGCCTAAGTCCTTAAGGGCTACACGTGAACCACCAGGCAGCACTACGTTAGGTCCTGTATTGGCAGCCATATTACTTCTTCTTGCCCATCTTCTTAACTATAGCCTTCTTTACAGCAGCTTTCTTAACAGCCTTCTTGCCGTACTCTTTCATCTTCATAGCCATTGGTTCGTTCTTTTCGTGCTTCATCATGGCCTTCATTGACTTGTACTTTTCGCCTTTAACTGACATTAGATTTGTCCTATCTCTTTCATGACCTCGACGGCCTTAGGGGTTATGTCCTTTGCCTTAGGCATTGTATCGGCATCATATGCCTGGCCTAAGTTTTCAGACGCTTTGTGTGCTGCTTCGATGTGGTGCATGTTAGTTCCTGATGGTTGGATACCTTGACGTCTTGCCTCGCGGTAAGCGCTTAGTTCCGAGTTCCATTTCTTGTCAGGAATGTCTCTGCCTGCATCTCCTGTATTAAGTTGTAAACCTCTTGCCTTACATCCAAAGCAATCTTCATCACACATAGTGTGGTCAATTGCAATATCATCTTCATCTTTAAAGGGAACTTCTGATACTGCGTCACATAGTACGCATCCCCATGTCTTTGCTATGAAATCATGGTTCTCATCAAATCCCCAGTCAAGCACTTTGCTTATATGACTACAGTTCATCTTGTCCCTATTCTGCTGTAAAGTTTGCTTCCGTAACTCCTACGCCACCAGCAATAAGCTCGGCTTTAATTGCCTCACTTATTCCTTCATGCGTATAACCACCACGATAAACAACATCGTAATCATCTTGTGTGTCATCTGGTATATAACGAACCTGTGAGTAAGTGCTGCCACTTTTCACGATTGTTATACCCTTACGAAGATTGGCAAAGTAAAACAAACGATGCCCACCTGATGGTCCCTCTAGGACATAAGGTGTAGTGAATTTGTATGTTGCCATTAGTTCTCCTTAATGAACTTACTCTATGGCAGAGAGTTTTATCCCTCTGCCACAGCGTCAATCAATTAAGCGATTGATGAACCTGACTCAATGCGGTACAGGGCTTCTTCGCGGTAGCGAGCGAAACCAAGAACACCGTACCAGCCCATTGGGCGGTGACGCATCAACTTGTCCACTACTGGACCGATGACTACGTGTGGTTCTTCGGCAACGGCTTCTGCCATTGCTTGCTGTCCTGCTAGGATAGTGCGGTACACCTTTGCAGATGCAGCACCATCAGTTGCTGAGTAAAGACGTGGTGACTCTACGAAGTACGCACCTTCGTATGTACCGATTTCTCCAGCCCAGATGCGGTCCTGTGAAGAACCGTATTGGTTAGGAAGCAACCAGCCTGCTGAGCCTGTCTCTGCACGAAGGTCGTGTGAAACTTCTGGGTGGATACCAGCCCAGTATAGTGAACCCTTGCGAGCAGTTGTCTTGTTAGCACGTAACTTAGCAACAGCCTTGCGGATGTTAGCAGAAGATAGTGTTGCAGCAGCAGTAACTGTTGCTGTTGATGTAGCGGTCGCACCTGAGTAGATTACGTTTGTTCCGCCACGAAGTGTTGTCATTGCAACTGCGTCGATAGAATCGGCAAGGTTGAATGCGATGATGTTAGCAATTGCTGGGTCTACATCAGCAAGGCTGAATAGTTCCAAAGCGCGTGTTACAAGAACAGAGTTACCGTACTCGTTAAGAGTAATGGTTACTGATGTTGGTGTAGTCATTGCTACTGCATCTGGGTCAACTGTCTCTGTTAGAGCAGTTGTTGCTGCTGATAGGTCAACGTACTTCTGTAGAACTACAGTTGAACCTGGGATTGATTGATTAGTTGGGCGCTTGTCTGCGACAGAACGAATTAGGGGTTCTGAACGGAGAGCAAACTCAAGAAGACGGTCATACGCCTTCTGTACTAAACCTGCTGAACCAACTGTACCGCCTAGAGAAGCGGAATCTGTGGATACGTAGGAGTTAGCCATGTTGTCACCTCCAAGTGACTAGATACTATGAATGAGTTATTCTTGTGAACGGAGAATAGATAAGATTTCTTCTGCGGATTCCGCAGCGCCTAATCGTTGTTCTAAGTTCTCAGCTCGGTCAGGTGTGATTGCACCTTGGGTAACTGCGTCCTGCTGACGTAATGCAGCACGGTCGACTTCGTTAGCTTTTGGTGTTTCCTGAGTAGTTAATCCGAACAAGTCTCCGTTATCTTCAAGCCAGTTATTAACCGACTCTTCATTAACATCGTCTAGGTCTTTTAGAATTAAACGTACTGCTTTAGGATTCACACCCTTTTGTTCTAGGACATCTTTGACTACACGCTCACGCTGCTGCTTGGAGAATCCCTCAAGTTGCTCAGTGAGTTCTTTGATACGTTTCTCATCGGCACGCTTAGCTTTACGTAACTTTTTAAGTAAGTCACTTCCGCTTTCGTTTCCTGTTATGGTATCGGTATCTAGCTCGTCTTCGTCTTCGTCCCAGTAGTTGTTGCTCATAGCAACTGTCCACCCTTTCGTTAGTTGAATCGCAAACCGCAGTTCTCATTCGGGGGAATGAGCTGGCTTTTGCTCCCAGTCTGTTACGCTGGCGGGGCTGGTAGGTCCGCTCAGGATATTAGATTTGGCCAGTGGCCTTGCTGCCTAGACTGCCCTTAGTAGTTCCTGCTGAACCACTGAAAGTGCCAATCTCTCGCATGCGTAGTGCTTCTCTTGCGCGTTGCGCAGAAGCCAATTTTCCAAATACTTCTTGCTCAGCTTGAGTCTGGCCGTAGCCTTCCATATTGCTATAGATGCCACTTAACTTTTCAGCTTCTGGCAAGAAGCCAGCGATAGCGCTATAACCCTTTTGTGCTGCAGCTTGGTCTATACCTTGAGCCACTAAACTAGCTGATGTTTTTTCATATGCGGCAAGTTGTTCTGATGTATTGCCAAGATTAAGTCCTTGTGCTCTAGCAGCTGCTCCAACTTCGGCAGTCTGAATTTTTCTTGTGAGTTCTGGCAACTTGTTCTTTGTATCTAGAACATAACCAAGCAAGTCAGTATCAGTTAAGCCATAGTCTTTTAATGTCTTGACAACTAGTGGGTCAGCATTCTGAATACGGTTAACTGCTAATGCCACACGACCTGATAACTCTTCAGGTGAGGTATCATTCTCAATAAACTTAGTTACATACTCATCAGTATCATATTGATTTAAACCATACTCACGTAATGTAAGACGGTAAGCATCTTCATTCTTTAAATATTCAGAAGGTGAAAGAACTCGTAGGTTTGCTTTAACACGTGCTTCATTAGCTCTAAAGCGTTGCTTATACTCTGGAGTTTCTTGTAAGGCCAGAGTAATGGTTGCCTCGCTGGCACCCTCAATAGCAAGATTACGCACTGCACCAGCTAGAGATTCTAGGCCGTACTGCTTGAAGCGCTCAGTCATCATATCAGATACTGAGACACGCTCTGCTAAAATCTTTTCTTGTTCGGCTTTAGCCTTCTGTTCCTTCTCATAAAGAGCAGCAGCTTCATCGATTGGACTAGTTAGAGGAAGAACTACATTGCCAGTCTTATTAATGTTAGCCTCAGCCGCCGCAGCATTTGCTTCTGTAGCAGCGTTAGCGGCTGCCAGGGCTGCTTCTGCAGCTATCCTAGCATCATTAGCTGCCTTAATTTCAGCAGCCGTCTTAGCGTCCTTGGCGTCCTGTTCAGCTTCATCAATAGCTTTTTGTGCAGCTAACGCTGCAGCAATTGCTGCCTCTTGGTCTTGCTTAATCTTTAGTTCTGCTGCTATCTTATCAGCAGCGGCTTTGTCAGCAGCTATCTTATCAGCAGCGGCCTTAGCATCTGCCTCTTGTTTAGCCTTTAGTTCTGCTGCTATCTTATCAGCAGCTTCTTTATCTACTATTGCCTTCTCTTCTGCTGACTTACTCACATAGGCTTTTGTTTCCGCTATTGACTTTTGAGTTGCGGCGACTTCAGCTTGTGCTGCTGCTTGCAGTGCCCTGGCAGCCTTGACATCTGGGTCTGCCTCTAGGATATCTTTACGCTGTGGCGCACTTAAATCATAAGCTTTTTGTGCTTGGTCAAGTCTTGCTTTTGCTTTATTAACTATTGTGCTAGACTCTTGATTATTAACAGCAGTAGTATAAGCTGTTTTTGCTGCCTGAAGTTCTTTAGTAATACCAGCAAGATTTTCTTTTAATGTTGCCATTAAGCAAGCCCCATATCTCTAAGAACTTTGAGTGACATTGTATCCATTGTGTCACGTGCGTTGTTGGTGTATTCCCATTCCTTCGTTGCACGAAGTTCACGTTCGAACTGCCACAATGGCTTGGTGATTGGCTTGCCGTCAGGGCCTACAGCCTGTAGCGCATTGCGCAAATGTGGGTCACTGTACGTGATTGAGTCTGGGTCCTTCTCTAGGATAGTACTGATAGCACTCTTGTATGCTGATGCAATAGCATCAACTGATACACCATTGTTAATCTGGTCAGCATAACCAGGGAATGCGCTAGCTGACTTCATGCGAATCTCAGCCTGTATATCATCAGTTGTGGTTGTGCCAGCAAACAAATCCTTTTGTTTCTGTTCCCAGTAGTTCTTATCTAAATAGTTAGATACACCAAAGGATGCTGCATAGTTCTTAAGAGTTGAAGTATCGCCTAATACAGAACCACCAAAACCTGTTACCTTACCTGAAGTGAGCAGGAACTGGTCGAGTTGATTATCATCCATACCTAAGTCATAAGCCTTTTGGATTAGCTTATCAAACTCAGTTTGAGTCATCTTGATACCAGATGCCACTAAACGTTTACGAGCTCCCAAGCCATATTTCTGTAGGCTATCTTTATACACTTCAAACTGTGTTGTTTTTTCCTTTAAACGTGAACGTACTGTTCCACTTAAAGTAGTATAATACTTTGTTTTAAATAGTGCTTCTAACGCCGCACCAACGTTATTAGACTTAAAGAAAGCATAAACTGCTGATAGTTCAGCACCGTATACTGGGTCATTTAATAGCGCTTCACTGATACCATAGTTGGCTGCAGTCTCAATACCTTTAGTATCAGTAGTTCCAGCAGGTTGTGACGTAGCTAGGTCATATGCTTGTTGTGCAGCATCAACTTTTGCTTTTGCTGCTGCAATTATTGTACTAGACTCTTTGTTGCTAACAGCCCTATTATATGCTTCTTTTGCTTTTTCAAGATTATTGGTAAGAGTAGCAATGTTTTCTGATAGAGCCATTACGCACCCGCCACATTCTTAGATAGCCAGCTTGCCCATTCGATACGCTTAGTGCGGTCGAACTCATCTGGGTTAATTTCTTTTAGTTTATCTTCAATAGTTAATTGTGCAGTTTGAGCGTTGAATCCTGGTGTAGTTGTAGTTACATTCTCAAGCTTGCCAGTCTTAGGATTCTTAACCTTCTTAGTTATGGTTACTGTTCCTTCGGCAATCATCTTATCTACACCAGCCTTCTTAAGGATATCTTTGATTTCCTCTTCGTTGGCATCGCGCATGTATGTGCTCTGGAATGCTGCATTAGCAATCGCATTAACAATTGTTGGGTCAACTTTAGTAATAGTACGTTGAGGCAAGTTCTCTGCTGCACCAGTTGACATAACCTGATTAAGTACATCCATAGGGGTCATCTTAGGACCTTTACCAGCAGCGTATAGCTGAGCGGATGTATTTACAATCTGTTTCCATTGTTCGAATGCGCTGATGTCATTAACGTTAGTAATACCAGCACTAATCATAGCCGACTTTACTTTAGCTTTGGTAGCAGGGTCATCCCAGAATTGCTTGTATACACTGTTAGTTGTTGCTACATTAGGCTTTAGTCCCATAACCACTTTCTTTGCGCCTGCTGGGCCAACTATTCCCTGCTTGGTACCAAGATAAACAAGAGTAGTACTTCCTACGCCACTAGCTGAGAATGCTTCAGGCGAAATAGGAAGACCTAAAGCCTGCATTTCTTTTAAAATATCTTTGTCGATACCGCTTTGTTGCATGGCTTGGGTAACAACTACCTTGCCAGCCTTGATGTCTGCCGCTTCTTTTTCTGCCTTGGCTTTATCAGCAGCCACAGCAGCAGCTTGTACGCTAGCGGCTTGCATATTCTTGACTTCAGTTTGCTTAGCCTTTAGCGCTGCAAGTGCTGCTTTAACCTGTGCTGCTGAAGTGTTTCCGTTGGGGGCCTGGGTCGCCTTGGCGGCATTGTATATCTGTTGTAATCTGGTCAACTCAGATTTTGCTGCAGCAATATTATCAGCCATTATAGTCCTAAGTACTTGTCGTAGATTTTATCTTGTGATAAAAATCTTTCGTATATATCTGCAAACTCTACATCTCCAGCCTTAAGCTGTGATACATAGTAGTCAAGTGTAAACTTTAAATCAGCATTTTCTTTAGCATCAATTGAACCAGAAGGACGTGCTGCTAAGTTACGAGCTAGCGCATCGCGCATTTGTAGGTATGCAGCAACTGACTTCCATGTAGGGTCTTCGCCATTATCAGCCATGAACTTTGGATTAGAAATAATCTTGCGCAAGCCAACAATGTTCTTAGCAGACTTTAATCCATCAGTATCACGGTAATCCATATACCATGCGCTAGGCTGACCAGTCGACTGACCAGTTACTGGGTCTTTCTCTGTTGCCAGAGTATCCACAATAACAGACTTGGTATACTTTAGGTCTTCAGCACCAGCTTGTTCAAGTGATGTTAGTCCACGCTCAGCCAACTTAGCATCAATCATGGCAGTCATCTTGCGATACACTGCCCATCCCTTACGTGCTTCATTCTTCTGAATTGCTTCTGCAGGTGTAGACTTTCCACGGAACTTCTCTGATGTTCCTGGGCTAACGCTTGTTTCTTCCTGCCACCAGTAAGCAGTAGGATTAAACTTGGCAGCATTAGAACCGTTAGTTACTAGACCAACAAGTTGTGGATTGTCGCCAGTTAATTCTGAGATTAAACCATTATAACGCTGAGCATTCTGAACTGCATCCATTGTAGCATTTGAACCTGTAGGGTTCTTACTCATGCTGGTAGAGAATTCAAAGAAGTCAGGATAGTCTTCAAGGAACTTAGCATCAGCATTAATACCGTACTGTTGGCTGTATTCATGCCACTTATCGATATAATACTTGTATGGACTGTCGAACTGTGGTGCAAATGGTAACACTAAGTTAGCAGTAGCACGCATCATGTAATACTTATCAGTTAAGTCTTTAACTTCAGACTCGGTTAAATACTTGGTGCCGTTATCACGGGCCTTATGCTGCTCTGTTAGCCAGATTAACTGATATGTCTTAGCATAGTCTGAGCTATTCTGGCCCTGTGCTAAGTCGAATGCACGCTTTAAATACGTAGGAAGGATAGCTTTAATAGATGCATCAGGTCCATACGGGAAGGCAAAGCCGATAACCTTATTAAGGTCAGGCACAGCCTTCATCACATTAGATGCTGGAATAGCTACCAATGGACCTACGCTTACGCCAAAAGGATTACCTTGGAAAGTTACATCTAGGCTCTGCTTGGTTACGCCGACACGGTCAAGAGATGATAGCCCCTTACCGATGATGGGTAACTTCTTCAATCCACCAGGAACTTCGAACCACATGGTATCTGAGGCTTGCAAAGCCTTTTCCTTTGGAACTGGGTTACCATTTTCGTCAGTTGCTAGACCGATACGGTTAGGTGCAGTCCATACTAATGCAGCACGGTTTACGATAACTGGATTGTCTGATGCAATCTTTAGCCATGTTTTAATTGCATTCTCTTGTGCCGAGAAGAATGGTGACACATAGCGCAATAAAGTAGCTGCGTTAGTACGGCGCTCTACATTGTAGAGAATACCCTTTACACCCTTTAGTGCATCTGCACGTGCTGCTTTTTCAAGGCTATACTGGATAGCATCAAACTCTTCGCGGGTAAATGCACCCTTATTGAGTTGCTCCATTGTAGCAATGCGTTCTTTAATTGACTTCTGATACAAGTCAACGAATAGAGGATGACGTGCCCATGCGTTTTCAGGCATTGTTCCCAACCACTTAAAGACTTCACTGCGCAGATTCTTCATTCCACGCAAGCTTTTTAAGTTTAGATTCTCATCAATTAAATGGCCATGAATGATAGGTAGTTCATCTGGGTTCTTAATAGCATTACGTAAGAACTCAGGTGTGATGCGTGTCAATTGACCAGGCTTGCTGCCTAACATTTGTTCACGAATACCATATCCATTAGGTATATAGTTATTAACAAAATTCCTTACAGCA